AGACATAATACCGGACAAGCCGATAGCAGAGGTAAGGGCGCTATTTTGGAAAGTTACGCCCGGTTCAGCGGTTGCACCCAACTGCAACATGACCGAGCGTCCGTCGCCTCGCGCACGGAACAGTGCGGGGCAACCGCATAGCGGTTGAACCCCTTCACTATACTCCGCACGAGATTGCAAAAAGCGGCAGTTAGGCCGCAGATTTTTTCAATGCGGCCACAAGATTATCATTTGCCGCTATCAGTCGCCTTTTGCCTTGCCGCTCTTTTGTGCGCTGATGGCCACTCACTCCGATATCTGCCAGACTGCCCGCATCCATCGCAGCATCCAGAATATCACGATCCCTGTCCTTCAACACTTGAAGTGCTGCAAACCACAGGTCGCGATCGATCATTGCAGACAGTGTATCTTCCCATGATTCATCTCCTCCTCCGGCACACGTTGTCTTGCGCATACCGAGGAAACTGTCCGCCACCTTTGGCGAGCCACACGGAAGCCCCTTTGGATATCGAGTATAGGTAACCTTCTCCATGTCAGTAATTGCGTAGGCCTCCGCGAGGACGCGGGCAGATTCTTCAGCGCTGTAATCCGTACCATTTCGGCGCTTGCCGGATGGAATATATCGATGCGGCAGCGTTCCAAGCATATCTTCAAAATAGTGATTGCTGGCCTTGGCATCCTTCGGATCAGCTCCGCCGCCCGACGCGCGGTCTGGCTTATCTTTCATGCCGAGCATTGCACCCGCTGGCATGCGTATGTCGGCCTGAATAACTTCACCGTCGATGCCAAGTACATATCCGACTTCGGTTTGGTTGCCATCGCTGAACTGCAGCTTGCCTATGCGGACGATCTGTCCATTCCCGTTCTTCCCGATATCGCCGGTCGCAACGTTTTGCATGATGGCTTGCACGGACGGCGTTTGCCGCCAGTCCCGCTCGTAACGCATGTCGGCGACTTCCTCCGGGTCATTGTCATTCGCTCCAGGCGCAACAGACCAGTTCGTCTGCAATGGTTCTCGCTGACCTTCTGGGCGGTTGCGATACGTCATAAGCGCCTTCAACTGTTCTGCCAGTGATCCGTGTCTCGTGTTCTTCATGCTGCCTTCCCCTTCTCTTGTGCAAGCCACCCCAGAACCGCCGTAACGGCTTTCTCAGCGGCTTCTGTCGTTGTGGTGGCCCGAATGACCAGAACAGTGTAACCAAGCCGCTGTAGGGCAGCGTGGCGGTCTTTCTGAGCCGGTGACAGTCTTCCCTGCCCGACCTTGTTCTCGATCAGCAGCAGACGACCGTATTCGCCATAGATGCGGAGGTCAGGTTCACCGCTCGTCATTCCCGTTGCGATTGCCTGAGCCTGTGCCCTTGGCCCACGCTTGCTGGCGTTCATGTCTCCGGCCAAAAGGAATTGGCGCTGATACTGTGGCAGTCGGCGAAGTGCGGAAACCTGTGCTGCTTGCAATTCCCATTCGAGCGGTAAGGCGGGCTTGGTCGTCACCTTCCCATCCTTGGTGGTGATCTTGACTCGAGCGCCGTTAATGCGTGTGATCTGTGTGGTGGTGGCGGTCATAGAAGAAGTCGCGCGTGTGCGGTTGCGTGCCATGTGAGCTCCTCGTGTTGATTGCGGTATGCCGTTGGTAGCGGCATGAATCGGGATGGTGGCCCGATAGAAAGATGGAATGAGTCTCGAACGAATGTGTCAAGTGGAAAGTGGCATGGACGGTGGAGACGATGCGAGTGTGCAGTGTCACAATAAATGTGGTGTTAATGAACATGCAGAAAATGAGATGCCGAAAAGCGGCGGTCGCATTAATTATCCATTCTGCAACCCCTTTATATACAGACCCCCTGAATCTATCTAAAAAGGTACTTATTATATAATACGTGGATGAATGGATTTTATTATATATATAGAGATTAACCAATTGATTTTGTTAACTTTTCCGGCCTGATTTTTATCCATCCAGAACCGATTAAAATCCGGGAAAGAATTAGCCGGTCGAATTTAATCCATGGACAGAATTGCTGCGGTGGATGTTTTTTAATCGGTCAACCAAAAAACAAAAAAACGGGGCCGAAGCCCCGTCGTGTTAGTCCATCCAGACAAGCCGATTTGCCGGTCGCCCTCGCTTGGATTTCGCCTCCTGTTTTATCACCTTCCCAGTGTGAAAGAGTTCCTTCAATATCTCTTCCCGGCGGCGACCCTCGATTGCTTTGCAACGATCGAACAAACGGCTTTCCGTGATGCCTTTGGAGCCTGCCTTGCGGATCAACCCCACAATGCGCTTGTAGTTCGCCTCTCGGTCGTTGTCGGCCAATCGCTCTTTCACTTCGGCGATCATTGTTGCTGCGCACGTCCAGGCTACACATGAAGCCCACTCAAAATCTGTTTCAGTTATGACTGGTTCAGTCGGGTCTTTGCCGATAGCAACAATCAGCGCAAGTTTTATCGCGTTTTCAATGATGCGTCGTGCAAACGGTCGTGCCTCTGACGCCAGCAGCTTTTCTCGAGCGTCAATCGAATCCTTGACCGACCTGAAAAGAGTGGTCGCATCTGGTGTCCATTGAACGATGTACGGCTTGTTTTCTCCATACGCCGGCACTTGAATATTCATCGCAGACAGATTGCCACGTTTGGCGGCCACGTTAATGCCAGCTACCGATGCCATACGCTCCATCAGAAGATACGGCACCTCGCGGACATCACGGGACGGCTTTACGGATTCAGGCTTCTCTCCTGTGACATGAAACAGGATCAGGCGTGGCAGCAATCCGTCCTCGGCGCTTGCGCTACTGAGGGCGGCCCAAAATTGCTCTGGAGTGGAAGTTCCGTGAATGCAAAGCGTGGGGTTATAAATTCTCTTCGGCGGTACGCCACGATATGCCGCGCCTTCGAAAAAGGTTGACGACGCCGAGTAATAGTCTCGCAGATCAGTGGAAATTGCCCGCTGGTGACTACCTGCCTTTCGGTCTGTGATATCGCGTATGAAGCCACCGAACTCATCGATCTGGCAATTGACCGACGGGTGTTTCTCCAACACCTCACGCAATGCCGACGCCGACATTATGCGCGCAGGGCCGCTATAAGCATCGAATATTCCTTGATCGGACATGAGTATACGCTTGATTTGTGATCGGGCGTGCTCCTTACCGAAGCCCGATTCTGCGAGCGCTACCGTGTACAGATTTGGACGGGTATCACGAGAACCAGTCGAATAACGGGCCCCAGCCAACGATGCCAGCAATGGCAACACAGCGGCCATGGCAAGCGTGCGTGATGGCTGTTCTGCGCTCGATACGATCCAATCAATCATGTCTTCAACTAACCCGCCCGGATATGTCAGGCTTTCCAGATCGGCAACGGCTTCCAACTGGTATTCTGGAACATCGTCATCGTCGCTCTCTGGGGCCGCTTCGTCTGCATCCGCTGGGTGGTCGCTATCATCTACATCGTCGTCGTGACGATTGCGATATTTCTCAATAAGGCTGGTCACGCTAACGGGTGGCGTGCTGTCATCATCGTAGAATGAGCGTTCAGGAATTTGTCGTGGTTGGCGCATGCCAGCAGACAGACCGTTTTCGATCGTCTTGCAGCACTTGACCCAGTCACGGCCCCACCCACGCGCAACATCCTGCAACAATTGACGCGCCTCATGTTCTGGCAAAGCGCCAGCGCCGACAAGAGTGCCCAGCGAAAACGCTGCTGCGTTCAAACGATTGTTGCGCCCAGCACCCATAGGCACAGACGCGGTTTCTTCTAGCTCCAGTTGAATTGCGCGATCGATATAGGCGTCGTTGCTTCCGCGGTCATAGGTATAATCCGCACCGGTCGATGTTGGCGCCTTTGGCAAAACGAGGTCCAGAAGCCATTGCGGAGCGTCAGTCAACGGCGGTAGCCCAGGACCAGAATAGTCGACCCATTTGTAGGTGCGGCCGTCTTCCAGCATGCTACCGGGCGCGATAACATACCCGCCCGATCCACGCACATCTAGACCGGCGCCAAGGCGGCCCCGGTTACGAACGCCCGGCACATATTTGAAATATCGATGCTCTCCGCCGCCAGCAGTGCGAGCGGTAGCGGTTCTAGGGAGCGGGCCGAACTTATCTTCAAGGGCGGCGAGAGTTTCGAACCCGTCGATAATCTCGCCGTTCTCGTCCTTGTGCACATCTATGTCGAGCACCCATGCGCCCAACTGTTCGCCGGTCGGAATACCAACCATTGCCCCTGGATTGCGATCCCATAGGATATTCGTCACGCGGAGGTTTTTCGTGGCGCCCTTGAAGCCATTGCTCAAAAGAGGTGTTTTGGCTTTCAGAACAACAATTTCGCCGGTTTCTTCGTCAAATTCGTTGGTTTCCTCGTCTTTCGCCCGACATGGGAAAACCGGGATATCGGCAGCGATATAAGCAAGCGCGAGGTCGCGTGACGGATCAGATGCGGTGGACATGTTCATGCTGCCCTCTTCTGTTCGGCTTTGAGACGCGCGCGATCAAGTGCGCGGCTGACGACCTGCGATGTGGATACATCGGGTTCATCGATTATCCATTGCGTGCCGCAGCCGGCCTTTCGCCATGCGTCCGTTACGAATGCTGCATCTCCGACCGTGAGCGCGTCCTGCATGTCGTCAAACGAGTATTCTGCCCCGCGCGGTGGAACAGCGTTGATGCCAATGGGCAAAACTGCGCCCTGCATTTCCATGGGCGCCATGCCTAGCAAAAGAACCTGATGCTTGGATGCGTGGGCCAATGCTTTGCCGTAAGAAGATAGCTGGGCAACATCGGCGTTGCCTCTATTTACAGTGTCAATGTAGGTCGCCAGATCGACCGGCTTGACCTCGACCAGAACAGGGCCAATTTTTGTGCGCAGCAAGAAATCTGGCGCCCATCCTTCAAGGTCGAATGGTTCGTAATCCCATTTCAACCCGACGAGATCGAAAAATGCGGCCCAACGGGCTTCGGTGCGTGAACGAAAGTTAACGCCAGCATATTCTGTGGGGATGGCTTTGATGGTATATTCCATGAAATTCCCATTGATGGAGACAGCCATGACGGAAGCTCGGTACGACACATTGGAAATGTACGACGGCGTATGGGCTGTAATTGATGTTTGGACGGGCGATGCCGCGGAAGTTAACGGCGTCAAGCAGATCGGCCTTGGACTGGAGCAAGCCGACGACCTGGCCGACTTACTGAATTATCTTCAAGCACAGCGTGAGGCTGCCACACTGCAGTGATTGTCGTTGGCGGCCTTGGCTGGCATCAGGCTTGCGACACGCTCACCCAGCCACCTGAATTTCGGTACTGCCCAACTGTTGCCGAGAGCCTTGTAGCGAGGACCGTCAGGGCACTCTTCGGCAGGTTTGCCGCGCCATGGGATATTTGTGTACCCGTCTGGAAAGCCTTGCAGGCGCTCGCATTCGGTCGGTGTTAGGCGGCGGACGGCCCATTGTTGTTGGATATAGTCACCGCCCTGATTTTCGCCGACCGGGCCACCAGCCATCAATGGTTGGGAAACATCAACTTGACGGGCCTTGAAATCCTTACCGCTGTTCTGTGGCATGATGGACCATGCAATCGCCATCGCGTTACCGCCATCACCACCGATCCGTAACGTGGGCGATATATTATTCCCCACTGACAGATTTGCGCCCGACGCGTTCGACATGAAGGCAACGGGAGCACACACCGCACCAACACCAATTCCAGCACGGCCGCCATTCGGAGTGAGCAAAGCATTGGCCGTTCCATCCTGCCGGTATTCCATATCATAGCTTTCACCTCGACCACGAATTGCCAGCGTGTAAGGATGGGCAACGGGCACAATCGGCGTCCCACGCCCTGTGCCGTCCTCGCTGGCGTCGAAACCTTCGCCCCGCAAGGAATGAGCCACATATGTTTCGAGCGTTTCATCGTGGCTGCTGTTGCCCTTGGCCAGCAGCGGGTGCGCTACCATTGTTTCAGTTTCATAGTCCTGTCGGCCCATACCGCCAGCATTGAGGCAGTGCGCAACGTCACCGGTCGATGAAACCAACCCGCCGTCTAAATCGAAGTCGGTTCCAAGCCCGCCACCGCCTGTAGGGCGCGCGCTAATTGTGGGGGCAACGTTTTGCCCCGCTTCTCGGCTCGGCGGAGTATCCCGGCACACGCTTTCTGGCTCAAATAGAACCGCTGCGGGATCTGCCCCGTTTCCAAAATCTGCGACAACGATGACACGCTTGCGTCGTTGGGCCAGTCCGAAAAATTGGGCATCCTTGACAGCCCACGCGGCCCGTCCTTTCGGTCCAGAAACCATACCGTAACTTGACCATCGCTTTGTCGGCACGATGGGATCATCTGCTCCCACAAGTCCGGCAAGGAAGCATCCGAATGCGTTGTCTTTGGTCGAGAGGACACCAGGGACATTCTCCCATACGACGTTCCGAAGTCCATTTCCTGCTGCAAGCTCATGCGCAAGCTCCACGAATGACAGTGTTAGATTCCCACGCTCATCTTCGAGCGAACGGCGAGCACCGGCGATTGAGAACGCCTGACAAGGCGTACCTCCGCAAAGAATGTCGACACGCCCCAGCATGGTGGTGTCGATCTTGGTGAAGTCACCGAGGTTTGGCACGTCTGGATAATGGTGAGCCAGCACGGCAGACGGGAACTTCTCGATTTCGCTAAAAGCTACCGCCTGCCATCCGAGTGGCTTCCAAGCAACCGAGGCTGCTTCGATACCGCTGCACACGGAAAGGAAGCGGAGTGCATTGTTGTCGTTGTCGTGTTTCATCAAAACGGCGCCTCCTTCAACGCTTCCCGCATGCCCCGCCCGCAGCCTTCCCACGCGGCTTTCACGAGCATGCGCGCTTCGAGCTCGTCCATGTCGGCAAGGTTCGTCTTTTGTATGGACTGCAAGTACTCCCCGACCGCCTCGACGCCCGTATCAATGGCGCGCAGTTCGTAAGGATCTAACCGCCGCCGATGTCGGATATGCTCGGCAATGTCGGCGCATTCCTTGCATAGCCATCGGATCGGCTCGCGGTCTGCCTGTACGCCGAGGCCTACGGCGTGACGGGCGCAGACGTGACAGATGTCGGCATCAGGCTGCATTTGCAGCCTCCGCGTAGTTGTCGTTAGATGCGAAAAGCGAAGGAGCTTCGCTATAAGCCGCGGCTTCGGCCAGATTCTTCACTGCCTGCCGGAAGTAATTCGGGTTAAGCTCCGTTCCGACAAAGCGCCGGCCTTCCTGAAGCGAAACGTACCCTTCCGAGCCAATCCCCATAAAAGGTGAAAACACCCTGTCGCCGCGATTGGACCACATGCGCAACGCGCGCTTAGTGATATTCAAAGGCATGGGGCAGAGATGCTTTTCGTCCTTATCAGATCTAGCAACCTTGACGTTGAGTACATCAGTTTCTGGCAAATCCTGCTTACTGAAATTCCAAACTGGCGAAGCATGATCCTGCCATTCTTCGACTGGAAAGCTCTCCTTGGTGTGAGTTACCGGTACGACTTCCTCACCTGGTTTGGCCCACTTTCTGAAAACCAGCAGATATTCAGGCAGCCCCATACGGCTGAAAGTGCTGTCGGCGCGCAACGTCTTCCAAAGCAGGCCGTGCGCCTTAGTCTTTTGCATCTCTCGCACCGGATCGCGCCAAATCGTAATTCGCGAATGGAAATCCCATCCCTCCTCAATGTGCAGCCGGGTGCAGTCGTCGGAGAAAGGGCGCAGCCCGGCCGTGCCACTTTCACTGCTGTTTTGGTAGTAAACAAGGTCTTTGACGTGGATAGCGGTTAGTCGCCCGGGTCGAGTGACGCGTAGCTTTTCGCGCACTAGGTAGCGATATTGCTCGAAAAATTCGCCATCGGATGCGCAATTGCCCATGTCGGCAACGCTTTCGGAATAGATATAAAGTGACGAAAACGGCGGAGAATATACGCTGAAATCAATCGAGCTATCAGGAAGGCCGGCTGTAAAAGGCACACAATCGGCGTTATATGCTGCCCAGTTTTCACCGGATGATTGATCGAGAACAAAGGTCATGCTGATGCTCCTTTGAGCCATGATGGCAAGGAAATTGGCTGTGTTGGCTGGTAATCGATTTTGACTTGTCGCTTTTCGTGCGCTCGACGCATGGCGGCATACATTTCGCGCTTCATCTGTTCATGATCGCCGCTCTTCCGGTTGACCGTGTCCCAGATCGCGCGTTCGGTATCGGCAAGTGCAATGTGAACATGCACAGGACGCTTTTGACCAAAACGATAACAGCGACGTACGGCCTGATAATAAGCCTCGTAGCTGAAGGAGAGGCCGACAAAGGCCATTCGCGCGCAATGCTGCCAATTCAGGCCGAAGCCAGCTATTGAAGGCTTGCTGACGAGTACCCTGATGTTTCCTTCACTGAACCCAACAAGCCTTTCCTCTTTTACCGCGTCGGACATAGAGCCACGTACCTCGACGGCTCCGGGAATTCGGCTGGTTAGCGCGTCAGCCTCGTAATCGGTATCGCACCAAACAATCCAAGGCTCCCCTTTTTCGGAATTGACCTGCTCCGCAATGGCTTCTGCTCTCGCACCGGCAGTCAGCCGCTTTTCCTTGTGAATAGCGGTCGCGCTCGTATCAGGAATTCGGAAAAGAAAGTCACCCGCATCAACGGATACGTCAGCTCGAATTTCGTGCTTAAACGTTTCCAATGGCGGCAGCTCAAATCCATCATCCGAGTAGCCAAGGTCAGACGGTTTAGATATGCACCGGGCCCAGCTTGCCACCCAATTCCAGAATGGCTTAACAGCGTGACCTTTCAATCGGTAGCGACCCATGTTGGTCTGGTCGGCAATAAACCAGCGGGTCAGCATTTCATTCGACTGCATCACGCCTAGAAACTGCGAGTGCTGGCCCAGCTCCATATGATCGTTCGGCGCTGGCGTCGCAGTACAGGCGAGCCGATATGGTGTGTTTGACCACAAAGCCATCATCTTACGCGTTGTCTGCCCGGTGAAGTTCTTGATGATACTGGATTCATCCAAGACTACCCCGCCGAATGCTTCGGCATCGAAATGATCGATTTTAGCATAGTTGGTGACGTTAATCCCCGGTCCGACCTCATCGCGGGAGCGCACGACCTGAGCGGCGTCATATCCGAACTTCTTGGCCTCCCTGACATGTTGCGGCGCAACAGCAAGCGGGGCCAACATTAAGACAGGCTTGCCCGTATGCTCCGCGACTACCCGGGCCCATTCCAGAGCAACGAAGCTTTTCCCAAGCCCGGTATCAAGAAATGCGGCACCTCCGCCCACACCAAGAAGGAATTCAGTCACGTCGCGCTGATAAGCGAACATGCCATCGTGTAACTTGGGTATGTTTGAAAGTCCGCGCATAGGCACATCGGCGCTTTTACGCGCCAATAGATCCTCGTAGGACATATTTGCTCCTCGTGTTTCGTGGTGGTAACCCGCCAGTTGGTGGCTGGCGGGGTGGGGGTTATAGTTGATTAGCGATTCTTCTTTGGCGTGGGGGCCTTTATGGAAAAGTGGAAATCTTGGGCGATAGGCATCGGTGCTGGGTGGGTGTTGCTGGCGTTCATTGCATGGCAAACCGAAAGTGATTGCGGCTTTTTCTTTAATGGTGCGTGCTGGCCTGAAGTTTGGTTAGGTATGAAATGGCTGGTCCTGTTTCGTTGGGCAAAAGAGTATGGGACATTTTTCGCTGCCCTAATCGCCATACTAAGCGCTTATATCGTTTGGAGATCATCTCAAGAAAACCTTGAACACTTAAGAAAATCCGCCGAAAGACAAACCATCCAGAACTATGTTTCTACCTTTCATGGGCTCTCTCATATATTCCATCGTGCATTTGAACGATTAAACGATGGCGATTTAGATATTTCATTCCTCAATAATATTGAAATGAACCAGTATCATATTTTCAATAACATACACAGCCGCTACGCTTACTTACCTTTCGGAGTAACCCAACTTCTATTAGAAATAACACAGCGGCGGCAATTTGAGCCTAAAGCTTTCGAGCGCGCTGCATTGACAGCATACGCGGCGGCACAAGTTTTCCGCCAAAGCGCGGAGATGTTGGAGAAGGACGGCAACATTAAACGCCTCAAGGAATCCGGACGATGCATTTTCAAAGCTGACGACGTAGATACTGAGGCTAAACGGCTCAGCTTGGATATAAATGACCTAGATTTCTTGGCAGGATTCTTTGTCATAGATCAAGCAGACTGAAATACTCACCTTGCCACCCGCTCATCCCAGATCTTGAACCCCGGCACCTGACGCATACCGGCGCGCACTGTTTCCTCGGCCATAGACTGCACCAATTCCTTGAAGCGCTCCGGTGCTCGGCCATAGGCCCAGTCCAGCGCCTTGCCCTCATCTTCAAGCTTACAGTGCCAGATCGTGCGTAAACCTGTCCCAGTGGTTGCTGACCGATCTTCGCGCTTTGCCCATCGGTCGGCTTTCTTCGCCTCGACAAGCAGTTCTTCGGCTTTCTCGCGCTCTTCGAGGTTGCCTGCGCTGGCTCGCATAGCCTCCTGTGCTTCACGCGCAATGCGGTCGGCCTCTTCACGGGCGGCACGGGCGGCAGCTTCTTTTTCGGCGACAAGCTTGTTGCGCCACGGCGTCAGTAAGGCCTGCAGCGCCTCCTTGCCGAGCACGACCTTGCCTTTGACCGACTTCGTGTTGCCGATCAGCTTGTTGTAGCGGTCCTGTATCTCCGCCTTCGCATCGTCATGTGGCTTTGCCTCGTCCTTGCGGGCTTCGTCGGCGCGCTTCCCGGCCTCATGCAGCTTATCGTGCAGTTCAGTGATCGCGTCGGCCAGTTGCTGACTGTCGATCGCTTCGCCGTCTGCGAAATTCTTAGCTTCATCGAATAGGTCTTCGATTTCCTGTTTTACGGTCACGTAGGCAGTAAGTGGCGGTCTATTGTGACCAATGGGCGCCGGGTTATACGGGTCGTAATTGTCCGTCATTGTTGCTCCTCGTGTTTTGGTGGTTGGTTTTGCTGCGATAAGCAGTGGTAGGTAAGTTAACACGCCTCACAGCACATCCCGTTAATGGAGTGTCAAAACGGAATATCGTCGTCCAGTATTTCAGCCAGCCCAGCAGATACGCGACCATAGTTTGATGCCGGCACATTGTCGTTGCTCGCCTCCGGCGTGTTGTCATTTGCTGCGCCCGCAATAGCATCGACCACTTCCCAGTATTTGCCGTTCGGCTTCACAACGATTTCGGAGGTTGCCAGCAATTCGTTCTGGCGCTCCATGAATTCCAGCACAGTTTTCGGAAATGGCGCTTGTCCGCCGTGCTTTCGCCACCACCTGTCTGACTTCGATTTAAAGAACCCCGTATGCGCAGGGCCGAGCCATTCGTTGATTGGCGACATCCCAACCCAGTAAGACACTTTCACGCTGTCCTGCTTGCCGCCTTTGCCTTCGTGGTATGCGAATGTGCGGCGTGTAACTTCCCGCGTCTCCGGCACAGCAACGCTCACAATCGGCGCGTCAGTTGCGTGGCTTTGCAGCTTCGGCGTTTCATCGAATTCAAACTCGTGGCCGCAACACCAGCAAATGCGCAATGAAGCATGCAGTTGCTCGTTGCAGGTCGGGCAGACCTTGATTGGGGCTTGACCGTCGCCTTTTGTCGGCTTGCGTGGCTCGATCATATCTACCGGCCCGTGCTCTGCGACATTGCCCGCAAAATCCATGTAACGGCAGTTTGGCTTTAGATAACCCGCAATAGCCGCTCGGCGTTCTTCCGGCCCCACCGCTTCGGGATCAAATCGCGGCGGGTAAAGCACGCGGGTACCGCGCCCAACACGTTGGACGTATCGGCTCGCAGACTTCGTCCGCGCCATATCCACGATAAGGTCAATGCGCGGCACGTTTGTTCCCGTAGACATGACATTGTCATTGCTGATTGACCAGATTTCGCCTGCCTTACATGCCTCAATAATCTTTCGACGCTCATTTTTTGGGGTGGAGCCATGCAAAACTTCGCAGGACTTTCCCATTGAGCGAACCATGTCGCGCACGTTTGTGGCGTGCTTCACGCCCGCGCAGAAGAACAGTGCTGTCCTGCGCTGCCCTTCCGTGTCAAACACCTCTTCGAGAATGCGGCCATTGAGATCGTCCCGATCAACTGCATCTTGCAGCGCACCTTTGGCGAGGTCGTTGCCCCGCATCGGCACTTGGGATGTATCTTGCTTGGTTTCCGTTGGCTTTGACGTGACCGGCGAAAGATATCCGTCGTCAATGCCCTGCCGTATGCCGTATGTATAGACGACCTTATCGAACAGTCGGTCGTCGCCCTCATCGAGCCGTCCGCTATCAAGGCGATAAGGCGTGGCAGACAAACCCACGATCTTCATATCTGGATTGATCGCCAGCAACGCGTCGATAAATTGCCGGTACATCGTGTTGGTGTCATTCGGCACCAAATGAACCTCATCAATCGCCAGCACGTCTACATGGCCGATCTGCGCCGCCTTGTTATAAACCGTCTGTAATTGCGCAAACAGAATTTGCGCCCGCGCTTCACGGCGGCCAAGGGCAGATGCATAAATACCGGTCGGAGCGAACGGCGCGATACCGATCAGCTCGAGAAAGTTACCCTCGACCAGTTCCACGACATGAGTGCAGCAGCACAGTCTCATGTCAGGCCAGCCGGTAATCAACTCGTGGAATAGCGTGGCGAGAGTCATCGACTTGCCCGTACCGGTCGCCATGTCGAGCAGAGGATGTCCCGCCTCAGCTTTCCAATATTCGAAAACGGCGTCCACCGCCTCGCGCTGATAGTACCGCAATGCCATCATGTTACCTGTTTGTTGTTCGGTTTATTGTCGTTGGCGCCATCCACCCAAATCTCACCCGTCGCCAAACGATAGGTAACCGTCTCCGCGACCTCGTCAGCGTCGATCTGCTCGCCGTTTATCAACCCCGGCAGATAGAGGTGCGCCGGGCAGCCGTCGCGTTGCTCGTCGATCGACAATGGCTTGTTCCAGCGTGCGCATGACATGTGGCAGTCACCGCCATGCTCTGGCTGAACATGAAGGCAGGTGCGACAGTTGACGCGCGGCTGCACGCCTTCGTGGCAGACGCCTCGGTGCTTGCAGAACATGCAGCCGAAGAACTCCTGGTCTTCACTGATACGGCTGGGCGGCTCGTCCGAAAACACGATGCGTTCGCAGCGTGCCAGCAGTCGAAGGCAGAATTCAACGTCGTATTCGATGCGCTCGGCATAAAGCGTGTCGGTGTTCTTGCACGACGCCAGATACAGGCAGCGCGTCAGGCCGAAAGCCTGCATCCCGAGCTGGCACTGGGCGTAGTGAAGTGGCTTAGCTTTCTGGCAGCCGTGCTTCTGAAGTTCCTTGATGCCCTTCTCGTTGCTCGACTTGAATTCCAGCAGGTGTTCGGTCTTCGGCGCTTCGGGTACGCCCATTGCCTTGCCGTCGCACTTGCCACGGACGAACCCAGAAACCAGCCTGATTTTGTCCTGTTGTCCATAGACATCAACGCCGATGCGTTCGAGGTCGGCAACGAGGCGGTCTTCCTCGATATTGCCGGTGGCGAACAGTCGAAGCTGGCGACCCGAATGAACCTCCTGCGCTGAGACCCAGCGGAAGCCGTACCAAAGGGCTCGATCACATTCCGTGCCCGCCTCGCCCACGCTGATGCCCCACGAGTCCCAGGACTTAGCCTGGGCCTCGTAAGCTGCGTAGATGGCCGACACCGTGGATGAGGTAGGACGTGGGATCGGTGCCATCAGGATTCCCCGCCTTCCTGCAGATGATCCACCCACTGCTGTGCCAATTCCTGCGTGCTAAAGGCACCAGAGACGATACGTGAACGCATTCCCTCCGAAGTTGGGTATGTCTCGATGACGCGATATGGACGCGCCGTGTCTGGCGATACCTGCTTCATGACCATGAAGATGCTATTCATACCGGGTAGTCCTCCACGGTATGGCCGAGGTGCTCCAAAATGTGCCGGTAAACGTCATCTTCTTGGTAAGACACACCATCGTAACAATGGGCGCTTGGCTGCAAATCCAGCACAAGCAGTCCGTCGATATAGACGCGCGCGCCTTCAGCCCATGACGGGCCGCAGGTTTCGCAATCGTGGGTGTCGCCAAGCCACTCAATGCTGATTTTCACGTAGTCACCTCCAACTCGCGCAACAGGCATTTGACGAACGGCATCAGGCTGGACGCCTCGTGGATTTCTACTTGGTGTTCGCCATCTTCTGAAAACGCGATTTCGGTCACGCCTTCATGGCGCAGTGCATATTCAATGGCGTTGAAGATTGCGGTTTCAGTGAGCCGCTTTTCGGTAAGCACCATCCCCTACACCCTCAGAGGCATCAGCACGCCTGTCCACTCGCCCTCGCCCTTGATGACGGCAGGCGAGCCTGCATCGCCAAGGGCAAAGCACACGTTAGGTTCATCCAATGCGCCAAGCATGTCGTTGACGTATCGGGCGTTAAAGCCGATTTCCAAAGGCTCGCCTTCAAACTCAATCGAAACTTCATCGCTAGCCTTGTCAGCCAGCATCAGTCGCAGCACATCGCCGACTGCGAATTTCACCGCTCGCGATTTGTCATCCGCAACCGCGGCGACACGCTCGACCGCCTTCATAAGCGCCTGCCGGTCGACGGTAAGAATGTTGCTATTGCCGGTAGGGATGACGCGCACATAGTCAGGGAACGTGCCGTCGATCAGTTTTGACGTGATAACCGTTGAGCCAAACGTGACGCGCACCTTGTTTTGGGACAGTTCAACGGTAACAGCACCCTTCGGCAGCAGGCCTACCAGCTTACGCGGGAGGATCACGCCGTAGTCCAAGTCGCCGGCAGGGCCGGCATTGCGCATAAGCCGATGCCCGTCGGTTGCGACAGCAACCAATCGGCCGTCGACGGCATGCAGATAGACGCCATTGAGATAATAGCGGGTTTCTTCCGTCGAAATACAGTGCACACACGGCGCAACGAGCGCAGCCAGATCCAACTCAAGTGTGGTGTCGAACTTCCCAGCGCTGAAGGACGGGAAATCTTCGGCTGGCAAAACGTCGAGTTTGTAACGGCTCCTACCAGATGCGACCGTAAGGCGGCCTCCAGCGCTAGCTGCATCCAGCTCAAGGGTGATATCACCCGTCACGCGCTTTGCGATGTCCGCAAGCATCTTGCCCGGAACGGTCACGTTGCCCGGCTGGCAGTCGAGCACCGGTAAACTGGTCGTAATCTCCACGTCCAGATCGGTCCCGGTCAGGCGCAGTTGGCCGTCCTCAACAGCCAAGAGCACGTTGGCGAGAATAGGAATCGTGTTGCGGTTTTCGATGGCGCGCGTGACGGTAGCCAAGGCATGCGCGAGCTGTGAGCGGTCAATGCTGACTCTCATCAAAGTCTCCTCGTGTGAAGGATGGTTAGTGGCGGTTCTTGGTGAGTTCGCCAGCGTCGCCGCGAAAATCCACGTCGGGCAAGATCGACTGCGGCTTGAAGATAACGCGATAGTGGTAGGCGCTCACGTCGGCGCTCTCCAACTGCTCGACGAACGCGCTCGTGTTGTCGGACAGCACTAGCGTATGACGCTTGTACGCGCTCGGGCCGGTTTTGCAGATCACATTGAATGCCGTGCCGCCAGAATTCAGGTCCATGGAGCAGCGGCCCTCTATCGTCAGCATGTAGCTGTCGGTGATACCGTTGTAGAAAACGACACGGCGGCTGATTTCGAAGTTATCGGCGGCTCGCTTGATGTTCTCATTAGCCACATTGGCGTCACTATTGCAGCCGGCCAGCAAGGCAAGTGCGAGTGCGCCTGCAAGCATCTTCAGCTTGTTCATCAAAGTCTCCTCGTGTTCGGTGGTAGTAGGCGCGGTTGGTAGCCGCGCCTGTTGGTTTTAGGCGGCCTCTGAGACGGGCTGGCGCGAAAGTCCTAGAACTTCATAAGCCTTAATCACGGCCATCGCCTGTGCCATCGCGTCGTCTAGCGCATTATGCGTCGTTCCTACCTGCGGAATATCGACACCAGTTATGTCGCGGAGAGTGCGTAGGTCACGATGCGCGCGGAATGACCATGGCACCAGAATTCCTGCCTCTCGGTAAGCTGTTTCCAATAAGACCAAATCGAAGGACGGCCCATTTCCCCAAATTCTCCCCCCGTCTGAATTTCTCACTACAAATTCTGAAAAACTATAAAGGACTGCGCCAAGACCGCTGGCCTGTCCGGTAAAGGCAGCTTTTCGCGCTTCTTCGTCCTGTTGCATCCACCATAGGATTGTCGACATGTCGAAGGTGAGCCCATATGCCTCTGCCTCTGTCGCATCTATGCGATTGTAAAATGTATCTCCAATCACGCCGGTTTCGGCATCGAATGAAACTGCGCCTATGCTGATGATTATACTACCCGGCCGTGTGCCGAGCGTCTCAATGTCAATCATAATGTCACGCATGCGTATCTCCTCGTGTTCGGTACGGTACGGTGGTTGCTACCGGCGCTTTCGCGCCAGTAGCGGGTTGGTGTGGCTTAACCCCAGGGGCGCTTCTTGCCTGCCGCAGCAGCCGCTGGAGCAGGCTTGTTGCTGTTTGCCTCAGCCGGTCGGTTGTCATTGGCCGGACGGGCCTGCGCTACAGGCTGGTTGGCGTCGATCGAAGGCTGGGGGATGTTGCCTTCGTCGGGAAAGTAGTACTTCTTGATCTCGGCGCGAGCCGGGTATTGGCCGTCCTTGGAAGGCTTTCCGAGACCAATCTTTGCCGTAAACGCCTTGAAGTGCAGTTCTTCGGAATCCTCGACTTCCGAGACGCCGATCGCTCGGCAAAGGCTCGCGAACTGACGCTGTCCGATCTCTTGCGCCTGCGCGTTCTTGTGTTCCAGATTGTAGAAATTGAAGACCTTGCGGCCCTTGTATTCCTCAGGGCGAAGAACCGTCATCGTTGTCTTGAGGCCGGTACCGTTTGCGCCTTCCTTGACCTCCGACGCCTCGATTTCCAGTTCATAGTCGCCGTTCGGCAGCTCTTCGTAGTCCCGCTGCTCCGTATCGTGAGCAGTCGCATCAAATCTGCTGGCTAGTTTTGCCATTTGTCATTTCCTCGTGTTGTTGGTGGTGTGGTGACGGCGAGACTTAAGCCTTCGCCCGATGAATAGCCGGGCGGAAGAACCCACCGATGAAACCAAGCGAAGCGCCGATCTGCCACATCGCAAGGCCCGCCGCGTTGATGCCAACGGCGGCAAGGAACGCATGGATCGTTTCTGCGAAAAACAGGCCCACGACCCAGCCGACGAACGCGCCACCGAGAACGCCGATGAGCGGTGCGAAGAAGAGGATGGCCGCGATTGCGACAAGGCCAGCTAGAGCTTTTTCCATTAGGCGGCCTCCCTCTGGTCATTGTCGTTGGCAACGTCGAGGTATTTTGAAAGCTCCTCGAAGCCATGCCCCTGCCGATAAGGAATGGTGGCCGGTGCACCTTTCAACCGGTTCTTCGCCAAGAACCCGGCCCGCTCATCTGTATGGATGACGCGCTCTGCGCCAGACATTCCCTCTGGCTTATTCTTCTTTTCGCCGCCGAAGCCTTCCTTCACTTGCTTTACGGACGTGCGGCGGTTGAGGAATAGGAGCGCCTTACAGTTTTCGATGACGAGATCGAGAGCCCTCTTCTGCAATTTCGGGCGATATCGATCATACGAATCCACGAGTGGATCGTTGAACGACTTAGCTTCGCTGTGCAGTATCTGAATTACAAACAGTCCTGCCCGGTTCAGCGCAGCGATAGCCTCATGGTATTCTTTCCACTCGACGTCGGCGGCAAGGTAACCCTTGCCAAAAGCTGTAGGGGAGCCCTTGTCGTTGCTATCGATGGAATCCCATCCGTTTCGCGCGCAGGTCGCAGCCCAAACCATCGGCTCGATCTTGTCGACCGAATCCAGAATGACGGTCTGAAATTCGTGTTCTTCGGTCAGAATTTCATCGAATGTGTCCAGAAGGTCGCTGAACGAAGTGATTTCAGCGCTTGGTAGGTCGATGCCGTCTGGCGGCTCCTCGCCTTCAACATAAAGATAGATCGGTTTTGGAAACTCAGCAGCAAGACTGGTTTTCCCGACACCTGGCGTGCCGTAAATGGCAATCGACGGTGGCGTCTTGCGCTTACTGGACTTCAATCTGTCAAAAACAGACATGTGGTCTCCTCGTGTTCAGTAGGTGTGGTGGGTAACGGCGATTGCGGCGATGACAGCCGCAAGTATGAGCCAGCCGACAAGCCATGCTGGCGGGCTTGTGAGGGCGGCTGCGCGTGGCGTGGTCATGCCGCACTCCACAGATAAAGCAGCCCGTAGAACGGCAGCAGCAGGTTCCAGAACAGGAAGGCTGCAATTGTCGTGGCGATTGCCAGCGCGAACGCTGCAAGCGCCAAGGACCGCCCGATGCGTCCGACACCGGGCTTTCGCCCGGGATCAATGTGCGGCATGTCAGCCGTGGCTTTTGTGGCGAACGAGATCATCCCAGCACCCATGCGTAGAAGCCGACCACAAGCGCGAGGACCACTACAACGAGCAGACCATGAACGAACCTGTCGCCAAAGCCGAGCGTGGTTTCCGGCTCATAGAAGGTGTCACCCTCCGCGTAGTCTTTCGGCGCATAGTTGCGCATGTGGCTGTACGTGGTGGAGGTCATGCGGCCCTCCGAATAACGACGTCGGCAATGCGCGAGTCAGCGAGAACGAACACACCGAACTTCTGGCCCGGATATTTGACAGCAAGCCGTTCAGCTTCATCGGTAGCGGACTCTTCGCTTTTGTGAACCTTCGGTTTTCCCGACGGTTTAGGGTGACCGTCTTCGATCAGGGCGACGATTGCGGGCGTGGTCGCAGGCGCATTGTCATTACCCGCTGGCTCGTCGACCCATTCAGCGATGAGGTCTTCCCCCTTTGCTTCATTGTGTCCGACGCCGTCCACTGTCCAATAACGTCCATCTCCGGCGCGCTCGCGAAACTGGTCCGATATCCACTCATCCATCGGCCCAACCTTGCGCCCATCGCGAGTACGATAGAACTTACCGGTTTCGATGGTGAGGGCGAGTGCGATAACGTCTTCCCTGTAGCACCATAATGCCCAAGGATAGGTGTCAAACTTGACGAGATACGGCATATGGCTCTCATCGCAATCTTCGATCGTCCCTGCCCCAGATACGTGGCCATACGTTCCGTGCACCCGATCACCGACCTTGAAGGCAGGCTTGCCGGTTGCTTCAGCAACGGGCAGGAGTTCGTATTCGTCGACTTCCAGATAGAACCGGTCAGACACATCATCGAGAAACCAAACTCGACCGCTATCCTGAACTTCCAGCACTTCGTAAAGTTCGCCTTTGCGCACGTCGAACTCCGTCACAAGGCATCTGACCTTGTCACCAACCTTCACTGTTTGCTTGTCAGCCATCACGCTACTCCCCTCGTCTTGGTGTTTTTTGTAAGCTTCACTTTCTTGGTGAAATCGACCGGAATGACGTTGTCCTCTTCAGGCTTGTCAGCCTCGACGCCGCCGTCGTCCTCTTCAAAATCGGGCTCGACTTCGAAGCGCGAGACTTCAAGTTGCACAAGGCCCGTGCCGGGAATCATGAAGCGCACAGTCAGCCAGCGGTAATGGTCCCGCTCCTCGACGATGATGCCCTTCCATTTCCAAAGCTTGTGGACGACGATTTCGCCGGGCAAATCCCAGCATTCACCGCATTCGCAGGTCATGCGGCACCTCTTTTCGGTGCGCGGTGGTAAGTGACTGGCGCGCTGGAGACGTAACGGCCGTCAATAAGACGTGCCGAAGCACGCGCTTCTGCTTTTTGCGCAGCTGTCCGGTAAGGCTTGCGGTTTGTCATGTCCCGCTCGCCAGTTCGCGTGTATTTTGTTCTCAAGATTGCCTCCTCGTCGGGAGGTTAGTCGTCGGCCCCGTCATCCTCGCGGTCGGCCTGCCTTTCGGCCATTGTGCTGCCTGAAAAGGCTAGTGGACTGTGCCTGTAAATGGACCGTCCAGAATGGTTATGCGGGGCAGCGAGACATAAATGTCCATGCATCCTCCCGAATAACCGCCGTTAAAAGTTGTGCGCCGCACAACGGTCTTCTCTGTTGGCTCTGGCGCCGGTAGCGTGGGCGATCTTTCCGAAAGTAGCGACCAGGCGTGGCCTCTGGTAATGCCCATCAATTCCGCAATCTTCCCGAACGACGCGCCATTTTTACGGTGCGCGGCGGCAGTTGCCTGCAGTTCGTGCCTTGATGAATGCTGCATGTCTCCTCGTGTGTGGTTGGTGACTGTTGACAAGTGCCGTGTCTAACGGCATCTGTCTGGTCGCGCGGGGTGGTACCTGCGAAGGAAATCGCGGCGTAGAAGCGGCTTCGGCCCTCCTCGTGTTAACCGCGACGTACGGGCAGGCTGGGGTAACGGGTGGTGCCGACCCATAACAGCCTGCTTTTAAAGCACGCCAAAAGCGCCAGCCGCGTTTCAGCGGCCAGCGTCCCTGATGATTTCTATGGCGGCACTTCAACGAGAGCCGGTTCGCTTCTGTCGGCAACTTGCGTCATTCGCTCTCTCCTCTATTCCAATTGCGCCTTAGCGCGGCTTCTATCTGTTGAGTGCCGATATCCTTGGGAGGATGTTTTCTGGCATCATGAGGTAGGCCCTCCTTCGAACTGTCCGGCGTCTTCTGCGTCGGTTGATGACGTGTATATATGACAGATTCGCATCGTTGTCAACCTATGATGACACATTCGCACGTTACATTTTCACAACAATATGCGAAAAGCTCATCATGGATAAGGATTTCGCGTTTCGCCTTAAAACTGCGCGCGTTGCGCGTGATATGAGCCAAGCCCAGCTTGCCGACCTTGTTGGTCGCGACAAGTCTGCAATAAGCTTGCTCGAAAGCGGTAAGCGCGGAGCTAGCGTCGAATTCGTAGCCCGACTAGCAAAAGCCTTGAGCGTGCGTGAGGATTGGCTTGCTTTCGAAAAAGGCGACATGATTAGCCAGGAAGAGCGGGCAGAACTTGAGCGCCCTGCCGATATATTCACGCCGAAGCTAATCCCCGGCAATGAGCTGGTAGGCGATCAGCGCGACCTCCCCGTCTATGCAGCAGCCAAGGGCGGTGACGGGCACGTAATTATTACGTTCGACCCAATCAGCTATATGAAGATGCCCGCCGTCCTGCAGGGCGTTAAAGGTGGATACGGCCTGCTTCTCTCGGGAGAATCCATGGTCCCGGCCTATCGTCCTGGCGAAACGGCGCTCGTGAACCCCAATCTGCCGCCGATGCGTGACGAAGATGTGATCCTTTATCACACTAGCGAAATGGACGAGAACGAAGCAATTATTAAGCGACTCGTTGGCTACAACGATCGCGAATGGATGCTTGAGCAGTATAATCCACACAAGGAATTCAAAGAGTTCCGCGCTGATTGGCCCGTATGCCATCGTGTTGTAGGGAAATACAACACGCGCTGACTAGCCGTTTGCGGCCTCAAGGACGGTCTCTGGCACACGTCCGAACATTGCAATCACTTCGGCCTGATTATTCCAGCGATAGACCGCAATGACTGCGGGCTTTATTGGCGCGAGTCTCTCCGCCAACCTCACAGCCTGATCTTCGTTTTCAACTTCGATCGGATTGTCAGGAATGATTCCCCACCGGCACTCGGTGAAGGATTGAACGACAAATAACGCAGCCATCCGCCTCTCCTCAGTACGAGACTAAGGATTCCACTAGTGGCGGAACATTTCAAGAACAATTTACAGTTAATAAACCATATCATTTCTCATGATGTGTTTTTGTCATCATCAGGCGTTGACATTTGTTGACTATTTCGCATATAACGATGACACCACAGCACGAAGAAGCAACTGCCGATCTGCTGACCACCAACCAAAACACGAGGAGATACCCACATGACCGCAACAGCACCGAGAAGAAGAAGCTCGAAGCCTCGCCTGAATGAAATCATCGGCGGCGGATTCTTTGTATTCCGCCGCGGCAAGAAGACTGGACGCGTTGGCGTTTACACTACCATGCCATACGAACACGGCTCGTTTGAGCAGGCCTTGGCCGAGGCGACGCGCCTCGCTGCTCTGTGCCCCGGCGAGACGTTCGAAGTTTTTCAGTCGAGCGGCGCCGTGGCTTGCTGCACGCCGGTAGAGCTGGCGGAGGCTGCGTAAAATGGAGCGCGACCCCTATGAGGAACTGGGTACAGTCCATTTCCGACGCACCGAACTGGCAATCATAGAGGCCCTGTCCGACGCCTACCCTCGCCGTATGCACATGCGTGATCTTGTCGATAACGTTTATGCCTTTGATCCAAATGGCGGCCCAGAAAACGCAGTCGGCGTCATCAGAACAACTATGGTCGGCCTGCGCAAGATGCTGCCACCCCACGGATGGACAATTCCAAAACAAAGCTGCGGACGCGGAAATCAGGGCTTTTACTACCTTGAGCCCGTCGCGAACGACAACGTACCGGCATCAGACCGGAGGGCAGCAGCATGAACCGCGCGCTCCTGGAAATGCTTGCCGACGACGAGTTCGAAACGGAAACAGACGCACCGAAGGCCGGCAATGTCGAGCCTATGCGCCGCCCTGACTACAAAGCTAGGAAACATGGCCGCCCACAGCCGTGGCTGCGCTATGCGGCACGCGAAGCGGTCGAGATGACCGTCGTTGTGGCCTTCTGCGTAGCTGTGTGCGGCGTTGGGTTGGGTCTAGCGGCATGAGGCGCGAAAGATAGCGACGGGGCGCTTAAGCCCCCGAACCTCCAGGAATGACAGCCATTGCGCATTTGGCGCCACGGCTTTTTGCACCCACCAAACACGAGGAGAATGACATGCACAGACATGTATCGACGACGCACGGCGCTATGGCGCCCATCCTGACCGCAGCTGAATTTCAGCAACAAGGCACGACCGCCGCGCAGGTCCTGTCGATTTCAAAGGCCGTGCGCGCTCTTGGCTACCACACTGAAGCCGAGACGCTACGCGACACAGCTTTCGAACTGGCGCGCATTACTGGCGTTCGGTTCCGCTATGGCGCTCCGCGTCAGCGTCGCAGCCCAGCCAACGACAATCGCCGCTGGATGCGGAGGGCGGTGTGATGGTGGTGGGTGAACAGGCAGTAGGCGCTATGCAGGCGTATCTTCGCCTGAAGAGGTACATATTGCCGAGCGGTATCGCACGGGAAGCTCTACAAGCTGCAGTCCCCTTCCTTTCGCAGCCATCCGCAGCGCGTGAGTTAGCGTTGGAGGAAGCGGCGCGGGCGGCAGAAAACGCCATGCTTGAGTATAATCTAAGCGAATGTGCGGGGCTTGCTGATTGGGCGGCATTTGAAGCTGGTCAGGAAAGTGGGCTGGTACATGCAGCCGCTGCGATCCGCGTCCTATCCTCCCCGGACCATGCCGACGCCGGTAAATCGGTCGAGGGGGATGACGGCAGGCCGTGCAGCATGGATGAGTTCATGGCTGCGCTTTTCAATGAACAGGCGGACGAGTTTGACATAAGCGAAGCAGCTGAATCGTGGGTACATGGAGATTGGAAGGAAGCTTTGTCCTACCTAACCGATGTTCCCACCCACTGGCGTCCTCTCCCCTCTGCACCAGCTTCGGAGGGCGCGGAATGAGCAAGCTCGACGCACTCCCTTGGGAGCCGGCAAAGTGCCGCGTACCGATGTGGATGGGCGGTTGTCCATCTGGTCATTGCGACCAAGAAGCTTTCGGCCATCAGCTACCGCGCAAGTATTTGGCACATAGGGACGGCAGATACCTGTTCGAAAGGCCTGCTTACTGCTTCGGCCATTGCTGCCCTGCGCATGGTGGCCCGAAACAAGGCGAACCTATCATCTTCCAAGACGGGCTGACACCGCAAGGAAGGCCGATGTACTGCGCGGTAATGCCGGGTTTCATCAACCTTCAGGAAAGCCCCGCTGGCTTCTCAGGCGACCCGATAGAAGCCGTTGCTCAGCTTGCAAAGGCAGTAGCGGCCACCCACCCATCAGGAGACGACCGTCATGGCGAGTGAACTGAAGCTTTGCCCGTTCTGTGGTGAAAGCAATCTTGATACCTACTATTATTGCGACATAGAGGGCTGGATTGCGCATATCAAATGCGATGCTTGTGACGACATGATCGGCCCTATGAGCGAGTTTAAATACGAGACCAAGGAAGAAGCATACGAGGACGCATCTAAGCGTTGGAACACCCGCCCCGAGCCTGCCGCTACAGATACGGGACTGGAGACTTGCGTAAGCTTGCACATCACGCCGACTGACAGCTACCCGGACATTGGTGTTGAGGTCCACAATGGATCGTATATCCAGCCGAAGGATAGCCCGGTCGCTATGGTCACCCGCTCGCAGGCTGTGGAGCTATTGGCGGCGGAACGGGCGGAGAAGGAGCGGGCTTGGCAGGCTGCTAACAATTGGCTGGCGAAATTCAACTTTACAGAACAAGACATTGAAAAATTGAAGTCTGAGATAGTTGGTTTGCGAGAAGCCCTAATTGGTGAGCAATCGGAGCGTCGCATTCTCGAAACCAACAACGCGGCACTGACTGCGCGGGTGAAGGAGTTGGAAGCTTACCTGAAAACGTACCAGGACGATACAACTGAAGAGGTAAACGAGAAGATCGACCTAGAATTCAAGGTTGTTGATCTAGACGCCAAGCTCTCGGCTGCTGAAAAGTTCATCCAGTTCTGTGCTGATGGGTTTTTCGTGACCGATGACGAGTTGCGCGGCGCAGCCCGCGCCGCCTTGGAGGAACACCCATGACCCTCATTACCCGTCTCTCCAAGCTAGACGCGCCTGACAGGGAAGTGGGCCCCGTAGTTCGGCCGTCGCGAAAGCGAACCAAACTTGATCTATTCATGGTCGGCCGTAGGTTCGGCCGAACCGTGGTAATCGAAAGTGCAGGCTTCAACAGCAGTCGCGGCCGCATATGGAGAATGAAGTGCGATTGCGGGAAAGAGCATCTGTCCGCTAAGCGTCCGCTAGTTCTCGGCCTCGTTGTTTCGTGCGGTTGCTACCACAAAGACCAAATGAAGGATCGGGCCATACACGGTCAATCCCGCCGTGGCGAGGTAACGTCAGAGAGAAGCACCTATGGAGCAATGCTCGACAGATGCTTCAACCCTCGCAACTCAGCTTATCTGCACTATGGCGGCCGTGGAATTGGAGTTTGTGAGCGCTGGCGTCATTCCTTCGAAAACTTCTTGGAAGATATGGGGCCTAGACCATCTCTGGGTCATTCAATTGATCGAATTGACAATGACGGGAACTACGAACCCGACAATTGCCGATGGGCTACGCGCGTAGAACAGGCGAACAACACATCCAGAAACAAGAAATCCAACCATATCGAGTATCGGCCATGACGCATATCGAACTCATCGAGAAGGTAGCAAAGGCCATCAACGGTCCTTTCCACCCTGTGCCGGAAGGATCGCTATTCACGCTGGATCAGCTTCGCGATGTTCGTTGGCAACAGATCAATGGCGCGGAACGCAATCTGTGCTTGGCCAGTGCCCAAGCCGCCATCTCCACCATCCGCGCCGCTCTAAAGGAGCCGAGTAAGGCGATGCTTAGTGCTGCTGAAAAAGAGGATCGCGTAACCGATTTCGTCACCTACAGCGATTATTGGCGCGCCATGCTCGCCGCCTCCGCATTTGGGGAGCAGAGCGAATGA